TTTGTACGCATGGGAGAACGCTCAAAGTGCTTAAAGCCGTTTGGCGCGTCAGTCTTCAGGAAGAACGCATCAGTATCGGTCAGGAAGTGGTTAATGGTGTAACCCTCTGGGAGCATACCCATGTTGCGAAGTGCGTTTACATCATTATCAGATGTGCCAACACGCAAGGTCGATTCCAGCAGACGATCTGCAATGAACTGAAGCTGTGGTGGAATAATCAACTTAGTGCCTTTTAAAGCAATAATCATATTCCGCTCATCCACAAACGCTGAAATGTCGATTAGAGCATTTTCAAGCGAAGTTTCGTTGAGGTCAGCCGCAGTAGATGGTTCGTTACGGAATGTACCACCTTGAGCCAACGGGTGAGCCGTTGAACAAAGTTCTACACCATCACCACCTGTGAATGACGAATTAAAAGCGTTGTTAAGAACCGCAGCGGCCTTAACCTGCTTAGAATGCGCCATAGAACGGGCAAGTGCTTTTGTGTAACGAGCGCCAAGACGATCATACAGATTGTCTTCAATCGCTTCTTCAGTAAGAGCGAATGCCAGTGCCACCGTTTCATGTGTGTAACGAGCGGTGTACGCTTCGTTAGCATCATCAAACGATATGCCTGCGCCTTCGGTTTTTGTGGGAGCATTCCCAAAACCTGACAGCATAACTTCTTCTTCAAACGCACGATCTGACGATTCTGTGTCGAAGATTTCAGCATGCTCATTATCGTAACGGTTATATTCCATTCCGAAAAGCGCGTTAAGTCCCGGCTCTAGTTCTTTGACTAGCTGTGAACGTGAAATAGCCATTGTTTAGCTCCTTACGCTAACCCAGCGCCTTTGACGCCGAATATATGGTTTTCAATGACGCAATACACATTGGTATTTGCGGAGCCTACATCGCTATTTTCTGGGTCTTCAGAAATATCAATGACTTTGAGCGGCAAAGTAGTAGCCGTTCCACCGTCAGTGACTTTCAGTTCAGAACCTGCGACACCGCTTTTGGTGTTGCCTGCGGTAGTATAGACAATATCGAAGTTGCCAAACAAATCAGCTACTGGGAATGCAGCATCACATTGGACTTCAAAAACAACCATAGGGTCATCAATGATAAAAGCGATAATGTCAGCAGCAGCAGTGCTTGCAGGGTATGAATTGCTAAATACCTGTTCCCCAGATGTAGGGTCAGTAAATTTGCAACCATTAAACACACCAACAATAGGTACGGTTCCGCCATCAGCGTGAATTTCCACTGTTCCACCAGTTACTTGCATAACCATGTCACCTTGAAAAATTGCAGTTCCGTAGTTGTTGGCGATACGATAACGGCTTTGTCCACCATTGAATTGAGTTCCCCCAATTCGTTTCACTGGACGAAGACCGAATGCAGCGTCTTGATTCGCCATCGTTAATCTCCTTGTTTAGAACCTCTTGAGCCAAAGCTCACAGAAGTTTTACGTTGTGGTGCCGATTTCGGCATAAGAGCGTTGTTTTCCCGCATCCAATCGCGGTCAACAGCGTCCATTTGATTTTGTGCCACTGTATTAAAGTGGTTATTCCGCTGCTCAACTAATTCTATAGGGATTCGGGCCAAAATTAATCCGCCAACACCAATGGTGCCTGCGTTTCTTCCTTCGTCAATGACGGGGCCAACATAGTCGGGATACTCTTCAGCGCGAACAAGTTCCCATCCCTCTTGCCGTTTTTTATGAACGTTAGTCTTATCGTCGTATTCCATGACAGATTCACGAATCCATCTATGTTTAAAGCCGATAGGCGGCTCTGGAGCATCCAAAGCTGAACCGGGTCGCCATTGTTGAACACGCTCTGCGTTTCCCCGTGATTCTGAATCACGCGCTGACCTAGTTGCCATGTTACTCACCCCTACTTTCAATTTTAACAACCTCTTTAGCGTAAACTTCAAGAGGTATCCGCATTTTGTTAGCAAATGCGACCTGTCCCGGCGTTAATTCCACCGACTTCTTCCGCCCAGACTTTAAAGACCGTCCGTTACCAGACGCAGGCGTAACAACTTGGGCGTTTTGTTGTCTCGCCTGAAACTTGTGAGGCATTTCCCTGCGGATACGCCTGTCTATTTCAGAGTAATATTCGTCTGTAGAAGGATCAAAGCCTTCATCATTAACGATTTGCTTGTGTATGGCTGTAGCAGCGGCATTCATAACGGTGTCTTTTTCAAACCAATCGTTTTTTGAAAGCCATTTTTCCAACTTAGGATCAGCCGCCTGTCTTTGAGGCTGCTGTTGTTGATACTGCTGTTGCTGTTGCTGTTGATGTTGTTGTTGCTCTGCTTCATGCTGACGTTGCTGCGCTACTCTTTGAGCTTTGGCAGTCTGCAATCTAATGCGCTCTTTTTCTATCGCAACTTGCGATAAAGCTGATTGGGCATCGGCAACTTTTTCATAGTCACCCGCCTCATGCGCTTCAGTCAATGCACGTTTAGCTTGCTGTTCCTGTGATACAACTCGACCTTCGTATTCAGCCCTGTATCCTTGGTCAAGCTGGTCTAACCTAGCTTTCATCTGCTGGTTTTCTTGATGAATTTTCTGAGCATACTGAACAGCAGCATCTGCCTCTTCTGAAGCAGCTTTTCGTTTTGCCGTTAGCTGATTAATACGCTTCTGGACACTTTCGCTATAGTTTTCCAGTTCGTCATCGCCATCTGACTTTTTACGAGCTTTTGTTCGGGTTTGATTAACTTCATCAGTTACGTCAACGGCGTTGCCAATATACGCTTCAGCACCTGAGACTTGTTCGTCATCAAGTTCTACTGTTGCGCCTTCTAGCTCTTCGCTATCAATGTTTTCTTCAGCCATAGACATATTCCTTGCTCCCTAATTCTCTATACATACGAAACGTCTGTTGGGTCAAGGATGGTGGCTATAATGTTATCGTCATTTATGATTCTAACCTCAAGGCCGTCCACTTTGAACCTATTCCCAGCATATCTGCCTATAAGAACCCAGTTTTTCTCTTCACAATAGGGTCCACTTGGGAACTTTTGTTCGTCTTTGTATGCGTCTGGACCCAGCTTAACTACATAAGCAGATACTGTAGCAAAGGATTCACGTTCCCTAGTTTGGTCTGGAATATACAAACCACCTTTGGTTTTTGCGCTAGGGTAATATGGAATAATTAATACTCTATACCCTGTAGGTTGCGGCAAACGTTCAAGAACAGAAACTTCTATGTTTGAAGGGTCATCAACGTTTTTATTATCCTCAACTTCGCTTGATTCAGCGGGGTTTTTAAATGCTGCCTCTAAGGGCTTGGATAATTTAACTTTTCGTGCTGCTTTTGCAACGTGGTCTGGAACCAACAACTTTTTAGTCATCGTCTAACTCTATGCCTTTCATCGCGGCTTTTACTAAATCCTCAACGTAGGCCATGCCGCGTATTTCGCCCACAAGATACCGATATTCGTCCCAAGACGATACCGAACCGTCCGCAACCCTGTCTTTTAGACGGGCATCACGTTCTCTTATTTCTTTCAATAGATATTCAGCTAAGTGTATAGCGTCCATACTTGTTCTCCCGCCTACATAGTATGCAATTGTTCGGGATATACAAGGATTATAAGTAAAAAGCTATAAGACGCCCATAAACTTCTGGGGTCTTGCTATTTTACTAAATCTTTTTAAATGCCGTGGTCTTTTTCTTGGCCTGCTTTTTAACTGGGGCTTGGGGCTTGGGTTCGCTTGCAGGGGGCGGCGTGGCTTCATACTTTACCTCTGTCTTAATAACTGGCGTTGGGTTTCTTGCGGCACGATTGGCTGCTTTGTTAACTTCTGCCATTTTTCCTCTTACTGAAGAACTCATTTTTCATTCCTATCTGTAAAACTTTCGTTAAGGCTCAATATATCTTCAAGTTGTTCACGTATCTTTTCTTTTTGACGTTCTAAATCAAGAAATTGTTGATCCACTTCACTTGTCATAGGAAAATTTACAACTTTGTCATCTGGCATTTTTCATAGCATTCATAGAGGCAATGTCGCGCTGAGTTTGAATGCGCTCTTCTGCAATTCTAGTCTTGTCATCTAAGGCCGCTTCTGAAACGTCAATTCTCTGCTGGTCAACCAATACGTTATTGCGTTCTTTTTCTCGCTCAAGCTCCTGCCTAGCTTCAAACTCAGAGGTCTTTCTCTGCATGTCAGCGGCCTTTAGCTGAAGCTCTTGATTACGAATATCTACAAGAGGGTCAGAATCCTGCGGTGGCTCTACAGCTTGCGCCATGCTTTCAACCATATCAGCAATCATAACCGCAGCTATCTGATCTATCTGAGGCTTGATTTGCTGCATCATCATTTGCATTTGCTCTGGATTCTGCTGAACTTCAGCAGGTATTCTCTCCATGATCTGAGCTTGTGCCTGCTTTTCAGCCATAAGCCCTATATGCTCTTGTATGTGGCCCTGTAGGCTCACAATGGACGCAGGGTTAAGCTGCATAGCTGGCGTGGACATAAGAGCCATATGAGCCTCTATGTGAGCCTGATGGTCTTGCTCTGGGAACGCCTGCAATGGAACGCCCATAAGCGCGTTCTGGTTCTCTTTAGCAGCATTAGCAGGCGGGGGCGGGGGCGGTGGTGGTGGCAAAATGCCATCAATGTTGTTTACGCCTAACGCTTCATACATCTTGCGATACGCCTGATACAAACCTTGAGGTCCACCGTGTATCTCAGGGTTAGACTGCACTAACTGCAATTCGCTTTGCGCTAAAGCAATGCGCTGCGACATAGAGAAAATGTTTGGGTCTGATACGGGCAAAACATCAACGCGCTGGTCAAAGTCCTGCGCTTTTATCTCAGGTCCAAACTGCTGAGACACCATATAAGGGTAAGGCTCTATGTCTTGCGCAAAAACCTTAGATAGAAGTTTGAACTCCATCTTCTGCGAATAGTGCAGGCGCTTGTGTATCGCGGACATAACCTTTGTCCCACGTTCCATAATCGCCATAGTGGTTCCAACGGGCGTTTCACCGCTCATCTCACCAACCTTCATATCCGCCATAGACGCAAACCTACGTCCAGCGTCCACCAAAGTACCCAAAAGATTGTATAGGGTGGCTGAAGGCTCTTTAAACGGCAGTG